GCGCCGGGGTTCCATGTGACGCCATCAGCCTTCACGATGTCGCCGCTCATGTACTTGTTTGGCGCCGCGTAGAGGGTGTCCAGCGAAACCCGTTCACTTGCGGTTTCCATGGCGTTGGCGATCTTGGTGAGTTCCGATCTAAGAAACTCAGGCAATTGCCCGGCTTCCTGCGGGACCACTCCGGGGACGTATCGAGCCATTAGAAAGCCCCCTGTTCCACGTAATCAATATCGAGTGTGCGCAAGCGCCAGCCGGGGTAATCGGCATTGTTGATGCGTAGTGAGAAATAGCGCCCGGTGGCGAAGAAATCGACCTTTGTCTGCGAGCCAACAATGAAGTTTTGCGCCGTCTGCCACGTTGGTTCATCGTCCGCGTACATGCTGGAGCCGACTTGAATGCTCAGTGTTGCAGGCGGCGTTGAGTCCACCCTTGGAAACACCGCGCGCAATAGCTTGACAACATTGGGCGAATCGAAGTGCATTGCCTTACGCTCTAGCGTGGCAGTCATCAATGATCCGTTGTCAGTGTTGCCACTATCCACCATCACTATGGATGGCGTTGTCTGGCACAAGAGCAGCTTGCTTTGCGCTTTGCTGTATTCGTCAGTGTTCCAGGTTGTCGAATCCGTGTCCCATGTCCCTACATCACCAGCCCACGTTCCCAATGATGATGATGGCGCGAATTGTCCGAATGCGCCGTAAGTCACATTTGTAAGAACCCTGATTGCCCACGTCTTATCAATCCAGTTCCAGACTGCGGCCCTGTTGCAGGTCGTGGACGTTCCGTACGGGAAACACACCCACACTTCATTCTTTGGCGGATTTGATGTGACAAAAGCGCGCTTGTACGCGCTACTGTTCAGGTTGTTGAAAACGTAGTCTTTTACGAACCCGTTTGCAATCGACACCGCACCTTGGCCTGCTTGTAAAACAATGTCTCCAGACGACAGAACCACATGGCCCAATGGGGTAGCAACTGCGCATCCCCTGGCCAACATGCCAACATCGCCAGGAAGTCGCTGGAACCGGAAGATGTACGGCGCCCCAACGTAGGACATTGCGTACATGCTGCGCTCTTTGTAGACGATATTTACATCGCCCAAAGCTAGGCAGTCAACCAGCAAATCAGGGGTTTCTGCCAGGTCTTGTTCTCCAGCATCCAGAGCTGGGTTGGTTTCGTCCCAGCTCGTCGGGATAGTCCCGGCAACCGCCGTATGTGACCACTTGACCATGTGCGGGTAGACACTGGCACCCTTGGTTATCCCTAGGGCGATCAGGAAATTCTTGAACGGCCTGACCGATACCGCTTTCCATGTGGCGCCCCAGCCGGTCAGCGTTGCAAGGTTTGTACCCGTGTCGCCATTCCAAAACATCGGCTTGTCAACGCCGTTATTGAGCACCAGCACCCCGCCGATTACCCCGCCTGTCCACTTGTCGTCAATTCCGCCTGTCGGCGCCGTGCCGGTGATGTCGGTACGTGTAGTCCCATCATCAACATAGACCGCAGACAGGCCAGCGTGAACCCAATAGCCAACGGTTGCAAGTTGGTACGGAATCAGGAAGTACGGCGTAACAGACGGCGCGGTGAACACCGCAGACATTCCGTCGAATCTCTCGGCATAGCCATTTGCGAAACGAACATTCGTAACGTCTGACCAATACCCGGGCCCAAGCTCCTCCGCACTCAGATCGGAATTCAGGCCCTTGCCAACATCCTTGATGCTGATAATGGTCATGAATACAACCCCGCGTTGTATCCAGAAGGAGGTGTGTAGGTGAGTGCTGTTGCCCCAAAGTTGGTAGTTGATGTCCTAGTGCCAATATTGGAATCACACCCAACTGCGGCATACATGGTGCCTGTTATTCCAGTGTAAGCCGTGCCTTGGGAAACATTGTTCTTATAGAAGATCAGTGTTCCAGCATCCATGTCCAAAGCCACCCCAATCACATCTGAGGTCGTGAACGATGCACCGTAAGCTGAAGAACTGGAGTTCCACTTGAGCGCATTTTGTGCATAGCCAAATCCATTCACGTCACTGCCTGGATACGATGTCAATGTACCGCTCGAATTGGCTATTCCAATGATGTTGACAGACCCACCCGTCGGGGTCACTTCCCAATACCATTTGCCACTACTCTTCCCTATAGTGCTCCGCACCATCCCGGTAAGAGTCGCGGTAATAGACGCACTAAGATTTCCACCGGAGAGCGTTACATTTGCGCCCTTATTTGCAGGGTCCAAGGTGGCGTAATTCTTGATTGATGCCGCTGCCAGCATCTGCTGCAATGCACTCATGTCAACCCCGTCCCGTTGATGATCCACTCGGTAGACGTAACCTTGAGCGCAGTGGCCAGGCCATTTGCTGCAAGTGATCTGTTGCCAGTTGTCCCAGCACCAGCCAGGCGCATGGTATCCGTAGTGATGGCAATCGTCATAACGCCAGCAGATGCCTGATTCACGAAGGTGATAGCCGTTCCAACCGGGAAGGCCACCGACGCATTGGCGGGGATGGTGATGGTGCGTGCGGTGGTGTCGGCAGAAGGATGCAGGATGTGCTTGCCCTGATCTGCCAGCACCAGCGTGTAATCCACACTCTTGCTGACCTGTGGGACGTTGATGTACCCAATGCCAACAGAGGCGAGCCCAGCAAGCAGATTCAGATCAGTACACGTTGCCGTGACTGCTGCAGCAGTGAAATTCGGGAACTGCGCTTGCAGGATGGCCTTGAGCAAACGCAGATGGTCATCGCCCTCTGCCTTGGCATCTGTTGCGGCCGGGTATGTCGAATTGAGCTGACTAATGTAGGTTGCGGTCTCGACAGTCATTTCTATCTCCTAGGCTTGATCTGTAGACCGCCGCGCGATGGCTGCGCTTTGCGTTCGATCATTCTTCGCACTGACTCAACCATCGGCCCCACCAGGCTGGATAATCTTGCCTCTTGTTCTGTGTTCTGCGTGTATCGGAATGCCTCTATCAACGACGCCTGCAAATACAGGTCATAGGCGTTATCGAGTAGCCAGTTCGTGGCGACACTGCCAGACAATGGGGCTACATTGGCCCCGTAGTAAATTTTGTAGGCGTAGCCTGTACCGGCCTCTGGATATAGGCGCAGCCCGCCAGACTCCATGACATATCCATACGGCAAGCCGCTCGTTGCCGTCTCGGCTCTTGGGTCGCCGCCATAGTCAAGCGTGTATTCCCTGCCGCCGTAAGTCGTGGTGATCTTGACGAGGTAGGCGAAATCCGCAGGAAGCGTAATCAGCCCACCCGTCGTTGTGCCTGTTGTCGAGGTTTCAAGATCGCGGATATTGAGTTCGCGAAAAAGGAACGATTCAGCCAGCGCGATGAAGTCGGGTATCTTTGCTGTCAGGTCCGTGCGATGCGTGTTGTCCGCAATCGCTGTCTGAAGCGTTGCGTAAGTCATCGTAGAAACCGATCAAACGTCACCAATTTCGGATTGGCCTTGAGCCATAGCAGAATCTGGTGCTTGCGCTCTTCCGACGACTTGTAGGTGTCATTGATGCGCGTCAGTTCAGCCATTGGGATGAATCCAACGTGATGCCCATCGCCCCACCTGTCACCCGCTGTGAAGACGCGCCGCGCGTGTGCCTCTTCAATCAGCGTCTCTGCGTCATAGGTCAGTTTCTCGACTGCCTGATCGCCCTCAAGGATGATCTCGCGCCGGATGCCGTAGGCATTGACGCCCTCGTCAATCGTTACGCTTGATTCGAGTTCCATGTCAGATGTCCTCGACCGGCGAAACCTGAACTACGCCCGCCGCAGCCTGCTGAATGGCTGCAATGTGTGTGCAACCATTTGTTGCTAGTACAACCGCCTCGGATGGCTGTACTAGCATGTCTGTAGCGACCGCTGTCTGCGCGCCGGTGCCGATGCGAACGCACGCGGACACGGTTGCCGAAATGCGAACATAGCGCGGAACTGTCCCTGCGGATGACAGCGGGATAGTCGCCCCGGCTGATGCCGCGCCCGTGGTGATGTTCACACCCGTTGCGAAGATTTGTAGTGCCATGATTTGTCCAGACGTAAAAAAACCGCCGTGGAGCGGTTCGCAAATGAATCCGGGCCTTTCACCCGGTCGGCTTATTGAGGGCTACTCAAACCCCATTAGGGAGTTAGGTTGGTGATCTTGCTTTGCGCTGTCGGAGCGCGAACGCTCAAGCAGCAATCAGCCGTGATCAGCACCTTGTCGCTGTCGCCAGTCTTGGCCAGATCGGTGGTTTTGAAGCCATCCAAGA